ATCTCTTTCCTCCATTGTTACGCCCACTGAACAGTGGGACTGCACGTTTTGACATATCGGTGGGTAGGTCTTTACATGCGTTGTAATCATAGCTTTGCATTTAGGACACACCCAATTAGTTTTCATGATACCAGCTGACACTCACATTTCTTTACATAGTTACGTTGTAGTCCGGTCAAAATGTCCGTACTCGTATAGTAGCTGTGTGTCATTACCCAGTTGTCCTTGCCCTGCTCCTCCCATCGAGCGCCGTCGTCCCAACCAGTGCCCTTGCATGTACTGCAGCTAGGGCCAGCCACGTAAGTTTTGTTTTTGATCTCGCGTATAACATGCTTCAATCGAGCCAAGCTAGGGAACGATGCGTCATTCTCGAGCTTTGCTAGTACCTCTTTGATGTCGTCCACATCTACCTGAAGCAAAAGGAACTCGTCCTTGGTCCATGCATTCTTAACGGTGTTCCTAGCTATGTTCGAGCTTGGGAACAGGCCACAGATGCGGTCAATCATCAATTCGATGTGCGTCGGTATCATTTCTTCTTCTTTCTTGTCTCGACTTCCTTGCGCAGAACGCCCACTACATGGACAAGCCTGTCCGTGTCTGACTGCCCCGTGTACACTTTCTCTAGAAACCGTATTGCATCTTGAAGCACCGATGTTGGAATCATGATGTTGGCCACCTCCGTAGGCCGAGTAACGATAGTCGCTCATTAGCCGTCTTACCACCCCAAACACCAAATGCCAGGAAGTTTTCTTTTGCGTACTTCAGGCAATGGTAGGTGACCGGGCAGGTCTTGCAGATAGCTTTTGCAGCTTCAATTTTGTCCTTGTTGTAGCCCCTTTCAGAAAAGAAAAGGTCTGTTTGCCCCTTACATGCAGCTTCATCTTTCCACTCTATGGTCCTGTTGCGCAGGCCCCACGAACTCAATAGCTGAGTTGACACGAGTTCCCTCCTTTGTTTGTCGGTTAGAGGTTGCTTATCTACATTCCCCATGGGCTAAAGCTATTGCCCGCTGCTTCGTATACTGCCAAAGCCGCCACCAAATTCACGGTGGGGTCTAGCAGGTCTTTGCACGTGTCCACGATTCGCAGGGTCTGCAAGTAGCCCTTTGCCGAGTACTTTGATGGCTTGCACCAGGTTGCGTCGTTGATCTGAAGCAGACCGTAGTCCCAGGAACCGTTCTTGTTCAGGGTTGTGTTTAGGGCTTGTGGTCGGCACCTTGACTCCCTGTGCATAATGTAGTCCAGGGTCTTTAGGTTCCGGACTTTCCAACCAACAGACACCGCATACTGCCGCCATTGTGGACACAAACCTTTGCTTTTGGCAGCGTGTGCATGTCCACTGGGGAGTACTGATGCCAGTACAACCGTAACTAAAGCTAGTAGTTTCATTTGACTCCTCCAAGTTTATCAAATCAAGCCTGCTTTTATTAGTAATTGTACTAACGTCTCCAGCGTTAGTACCGCATATTGGGAGCTGGCACTGCCGTGACCGCGTCGCTTAGCCACGACAATGCCGAACTCCGCCCCTGCGTTCTCTTTCTCGACCTCTGCTTCGTTGAGCCAGCCTGAGAAATTTAATGTCTTATGATCTTTGCATTCCCACACAAGCTTCTTGTTGGTGCCTGCAATATCTCCTTTGTCGTGTATGCCGCTGAGTGTGCGTCGTTCAACATTTGGATAAGTGTTACGTAAATAATTTACGATCAGCGTCTCGAATGCTGTTCCTTTAGCTTTGCTCTTGCTCATACAACCTCAATGCGTGTACACATGGATCTCCACCTTCGTCCCACTGCATATTTTCTTCGTCTGTCATGGGGAGACCATCATGAGTGGAACAGACGGCATCCGAACAATACTTACGCTCGACACCGTACTGTATCCACTCATGTATGTCCATTAGAAAGGATCTTCAGGTGCAAGTGCGACGGTCTTAAGTGCTGTAATCACATTGCTAGCTTCGCCCATAAGAATCTCGCTAACAGACTTGATCTCTCGGTTGATGGTTGCGCTGACGTAACTTACGCCCTCTGCCTCGCTCATGCCCTTGCCACGAATCAACGAACGGATAAGACCAAGTTGTTTCTCTGATGCTGTAGCTCCAGGGTTCTTGATCGATGGGGCTGGCTTGCCAACCTCTTCTGCATTGAATGCTTGCTTGGCTTTCTGATAGTTCTGACTTGCAGCCGGTGGTCTTGGTGCTACAGGCGCGCTCTCCCCACGCTGTACCTTTTCCATTTCCTCACGGCTAGGTCGTGAACCCTTGGTTGCATAGCCACAGTTGGCCAGTCCGCGCCCAATTGCGCTGGTCTCTGCGTTTTCCGCATGGCTGGTCTTGTTGACAGGTGATGCACCACGGACTTCTTCTGCGTATCCGGTTGCTACCGGACGATCATCCTCACGGTTGAAGTAGATTTCCGCACGGACAAGAATGCGACTCTCGTCGTAGTAGTGAACCGACGTAAGAATACGCCCCTGCTTGTGGTCATCCCAAAACTTAACAAGACGGTCTTCGACGGTCTCGTAGTCTGCGAGGTTAAACATTGCCATTACTTGCTCCTTTTTGTTGTTCTGATTGTTCGGTATTCGGTTTGCTTGATGAACTTCTCCGCCAGTGCTGGATGCTCTGACTGGAATCTTGTGGTGTCGAAAGATGATTTCTTGGATACTTTCCACGTGACCACCTTATCTCCGTTTATTGATCCAACCTCGCAACCCTCAAGCGCCATTGCGATAGCTGTTTTGGCTTCTTCCTCCATCGAAGCAGCTTCGGATTTCATCTTACGCGCATGCTCCAACATCTCCAACACTTCCGCAAAACTTTCAGGAAGCTCTTTGGTCTCGTCCTTTGCTGGGTTGAGCGCACTTGCATTCTCATAGTTCATCTGAGCGTCAGGTGGAACTACGCCTTGATCGATGTACCCCAAGAAATTTCTGCAAGCCTCGATGTGCTTTTGCTTTTCATCTGATGTAACTATCTGCGTGTGTCGGTGGTACTCAAGTGAGCTATCAAGGATGCCCCACTCAACCCTGTCCGAGTCAGCACAGATTGCTTGGTGCACTCCCTGCCAGTACCACATATTTGTCAGTTGTCCGGTCCACATTTTGTTTGATGTTTTGATTTCAACTGGAATTCCGTCAGGTGTGATGCCGTCAAGTGTGGCCAACAAACGAACTGCGTTGTCATCCGTATTAAATGCGTACAAAATTTCGGGGGTTGTGACTTCGACGTTTTCAATGTCGGCGTACCACTTAATAAGGACTGGTTCGAGTCGGTTCCCGCGCTCCATTGCCGCGTTCGCTTTTGTCGGTGCTGGCGGGGTTTCCGCCAACAATTCAATTGCGAGGTCGGCTGTCGTCATATACGGGTTTTGCCCGTGAACCGCCGAGGCGACCGAAGCGGTTATGCGAGGTAAGCCGTCTTCATCTTTCCACCTTACCGTCAACCACGCTTGGCTTCCGTGTTCCGGTTTGTCGATTACGTATCTGTATCCGTTCATTTTTTTCTCTCCTCTTGTCGATTACCCTTATTGATTGAATCATTGCGATCGGAACGTGAGTCACATTGCCCACTGTGTGGACCTTTGGTAACTCCGTGTTAAACATGGTAGCGCACAAAGTAATGTAATCCACCTGGCAGTTTTTCCAAAAGTATCCGATGCTTGAAGCTATCTGATCTTCAGGCTTATACGAATCTGTTTCAGTCCATCCGTTAGGTGCGTCGTAAGCATCTCGCCAAGTTATTTCCACCAGAGACCATGCTGTCATGTCCTCTACTTGCTTCTCAAACGATTTGATTCTCATTAGTCTAACCAACACGTGTACTCTGAAGTAACACGTCCTTTCTGTGGATCAATGAAGTGAAGTCTTTGTGATGGTTTTCCTACTGCACCTACATACGCACGAGCGTATTCATTGTGTGACTCTGGTGAGCCTGACACAAAGATACGTCCGGCATTAGCCATAGTAAGTGTTGTTGGTGTGTGGAAGTGACCCACATAACAATCGGCAAACGGCTCTACCACGCCTGTCGACCATGAGCTGACCTTGCGTAGAATGCCACCGTAAGAACCAATTTCGTCGCCATGCACAAGCAAAGCTCTGTACTTTCCAATCTCAACGATCTGGTACCAGTCCAAAGACTGTTGCCATGTCACGTTCTTTAGGTCCTTCGTCCGGTCGCTTGTTATCTTGTAAGCAACGCGGTCGATGTTATCGCCGTTAGGCATGTCACCCTTGCGCCCCAATCTCCCGTGGTTGCCGTACTCACACACGATGGATACCTTTTCAAAGTAAGCAGAGAATGTGCGCACCATCTGCTCCATGATTTTGGAAACTTCGAACAGCTGCTCGAATAGATGTGCTTCGATTTCGTAGGCTTGGCCCGGGAATATTGATACACCTTCCACCATGTCGCCACCAAACATGAGTACGCACTCCTTGACGGGGTGGTGCTTGCGTTGGATGTCAGTTAGCTCTAGGACCTTTTCTGTAAAGAGCTCAATCCTTTTTGCTAGTGTTGCTATGTCAAAAGATATCGTTTTCTTGCCACACTGCCAATCGGTTGCGTGAACTAAAGCTACCTCTGGCTTGATTTTCCTAACATCTTTTGCTGGTAACGCCGGTGTTCTACGCGCATTGCCAGTAGCCAGAGACGCATCCTTTGCAGCGCGATAAACCGCATCAATGATGCCCTGGGATTTAATCCTGGACTTGGACTCTGCAAGCTGGCTTGTTTTAAGAGCACGCCTAAGTTCTGCAATTTCATTTTGCAACTCTACCGACTCAGAGAACCTGCTACTCACTTTTGCCTCCATCTTTGTATTGTCATTACAGAGATTTCAACACCAAGATCGCGCAAGGCTTTGTGAATAGCGCCACTTGATATTCCTGGGTTTTTCATTGCTTCCATGAAGTCCTTGTATGAATCATCATCGAGCGTAATCTTAATTTTTTCTTCTGCTGACGGTTGATGTTTTGTCGATAAAGCTTTCGCAAACTTGCTCATGTGTGTTCCCTCCTGTTGGTACACGTTACATCATACACAAACAGGATACAAGCATTCGGGGAGGTAGGCCCCAGTCCGACTACTGGGGCTACCTCAACCCTGACGCACAAGGGAAACAAGGGAGGAAAACCTTGTGCGCTTGTCCATAATTTAGCACAGACCTGTCCTTAAGGCTGCTAACGGGTTCGGCCCAGATGTTGCTTGGGGTCACATTCACACTGTATTCATTGAACTATTGAGAGAGTGTGCGTCCTCCGCCCCACCCCCCGGCCTTCAGTCAATCACCAAATTTTTTGAATTGCAACTTTATTTTTTATGCTGCTCAATGTGGTTGGTCAAACGCTCTGAAACATCGCCCACTTTGTCTTCCGTCCGGTCTTGTGCTCGACGCATTAAACGCAACATTGCCATAACCGTGTCATGGTCTTTACGGTTCTCGGTTTTAAATCTTTGAATGACTACGGTCAGCAGACCGAAAGCACCAGTAACAGCAGCAGCAAGAACGAGAGCGACCCCAGCATCCACATCAAGCAGGCTTTCCTACGTAACGGATGTGCCAAGGCTCTGCTCCTTTACCGTTGGCGTCTCCTAGGACTTCATGCGAAAACCCAAAGCGCTCTTCATTCGCCAGTAGCCAAGCAAGGACCTTGCCGTTAGCGTTCGCCACATCGATCGCGATGCCGTACAGGTGCTTTGAACCACGCGCTTTGTCGTTTGCTGGATCGTCATACGGTGTCGCAAGAATAGCCATACCCTTCTTGAGGTACCATTTCTCACCGTTCCAGGTCTTTGTTGAGGAACCTTCGATTGGCTCTTTCTGGTAACGTTGGCGAAATCCCGCCTCCTGCTGTGCCACTGACCTAAGCGCATCGCCGGAGCTAGTGGGTTTAAGGACTATGCCTTCGGCTTTAGCCGCAGCAACCATTTCTTCCCACGCAGCAGCAGCACACTTCTCCAACTTCCCTCCACCCGTGATGGGGGCGACCATAGCTGGTGTAATCTCAGAAGGTTTCTTGCCTTTAAGATGTTCACACCAACGGATCGGTCTTACAGGCCAGTTGGGTTTTGGCATTACTCTGCGACTTCAGGCTTAGGCTTAACTGCACCTGTGAACGCGAGTTCGATTTCTTCTTTGGTGAGTGAACCGTCAACGCTGAAACGCAACAACTTTTCGACTACTTGGGCGCAAGCCATGATGCCAGCAAGTGCTGCTGATTTCCATAGGTCTACACCAATCAAAGCACCACCAGCAACAGCGGCCAATGCGCTTGATCCGAATAGTGCGAAGATGCGGAAGATGATGTTTTGAAGCTTTGCCATGTTCAGTCTTTCTTGGAGAGGGTTAGTGACGAGTGTACCAAAACGACTATTCCGGTGATAAGGGTTGCCTGTCGAAGTGTTGGGCCTGAGAGGGTGATGAGAACCATGCCTGTTCCAGCCCATGTCCATGCGTTGTCTGCTAGGTAATCCAAGAGTTTTCTCATTAGCGTCTGATTCTAGTACCTGCTGCTGCGAGGGTTATCCCTGCTGTGACTGCGATGAGGGTGCGTCGTTCTCCGACAGGAATGGTTGAGCCGGTGGGGGTGTAGTCGTCCAAGCCTTCACCGAAGATGTCAATG